TACTTTCTTTAGAAAAAAGTTTAGGTTTATCGCTTGTAAACATTTCTTCTCCTGCTTTTCTAAAATCTGTATCTAAAAACTTAGTAGGTTTTTTACCTACTATTATAGTTTCATCCGTAGTAGAACCTATCATATTTTTATCAAAAGTTAATGACTGAGCTTCAACATCTGCTGGTTTGATAAATCCATCAGTTACATCACTTACAAAGTTTCTAAAACTAGAACCTCCAGTTCCTGCTCCACCAAAGACTTCTCCAACTTTATTCATTCCCATTTCTACTGCATCAGTTACCCTATTAAAAACTCTACCCACTCCTTTGCCTACAAACCCTGCAGCAGTTTGAATACCTTGAGCTATAGGTGCAAGTAAAGAAGAGCCTCCTGCTATACTATTTATCCATGTTCCCATACCCGGAAGTATAAAAGATAAAGCAATAGAGCCTAATGGGCCTAATTTACCAAAAGCTTTAGCAACTTTACCTAAACCACTTTTAAGTCTTTTACCTACTTTTTTAAATCCTCTTCCTATTTTTTTACCTATTTTTCTTAATTTTCCCATAATAAATTCCTTTTAATCTAACCAGCCATCTAATATTGTTGATATAGAACGTAAGCTATCGTCCCACACGTCTTGTTTACCTACACCAGCTTCGTTTCCTAAAGCAGCAATAAGCAATGAAGCTTTACGCTGTTGGTCATTATCCCATCTTTTAAAGTCATGGTCTGCCTCATCTCTTAATTCTTGCCATAAAAAGTTATTAGCAGAAGCAGTAAGACCAAAAGCATTCTGTGCGTTCTGTTGATTAACTGCATTAAAAGCAGCAGTATCAGCAGTATTAGCTTTACGCCTCCACTCTACGTTTGACTGTGCAATTACTGTTTCATTTTGTGTATTAAATTGTTCTCTAGCAAAATCTTGCTGTGCATTAAATTTAGATACATCAGTTTTTAATTGAGATTCAACTAGTTCAGCTTGTAACTCATTACCAACCCTTCGAGCTTCTGCAGCATTATTTTGAGAAGCATTAAATTGTTCCATTGAATTTAACTGACTAGTATTAAATTGTTTGTTTTGTTCTTCAAGACTAGCCATAAACTGATTAGTTTGATTTTCACTCGTAGCATTAAACTGTGCTTGAGCATTAGAAGCTGATTGGTCAGATAACAATCTTTGTTGTTCTTGTTGACTTCTCATCATACTTGCTTGTTGTTCGTTTGACAAGTTAGCCATGTCCATTTGTAAAAAGTTTTGAGCATTACTAATAGATAACTTAGTTCTTTGGTCTACGTTAGCCATGTCGAGTGAAGCCAAAGCTGTAGCTTGTTGCATAACTAATTGTTGGTCTGCATTCATATTAGTAATAGATACTGTCTGCATAAACTTACTGTTAGCTAAAACTCTTTGTTGGTCAGCATTAAAGTTTGCCATATCCATATTAGCAGTAACATTAGCGTTTTGCATAGCTTTTTGTTGGTCAACATTAAGTTGAGCTAGTCCCATTGATTGAGCTAATTCACCATTCTTAATATTAACCTGCATTTGTTTGTTAAGATTTGCAAGTTCTGTTTGTTGAGCAGCACTAAGATTTTCTGACCCGGCTTGATTAAGAGCTGACAAGTTTGCAAGTTTCATTTGCTGGTCATTAGATAGATTAGCTAAATCCATTTGTTGTTTAAACCCAGCATTTTTAGATAAGAAATCTGCAGCGGTTTGCATTTCTAACATACGTTGTTGATTAGTCGCAGCCTGATTAGCTCCTTCAACTTGTGCTTCTATTTGAAGCTCTGCCATATTTACTTGTTGCTCATTACCAAGATTTTGCATGTTCATCTGCTGTTGATTTTGAGCAGTGACTAAAGCAGCTTGTTGTTGATTTTGTAAGTTAGCTAATCTTGTTTGTTGTTGTTGTTCAGCAGTAGTCATTACAGCTTGTTGTGTGAATTGACTTTGCATTGTTCTCATCTGCTGAGACATCTGTGCAGTTTGACTTGCAGCGTCTTGACGGTTTGCCAAGTTTTGCATTCTCAATTGTTGTTGCTGTGTAGCTTGTTGTAAATTTGCTTGTTGTTCGTTGCTTAAGTTTTGAGCTGCTCTAGCCTGTAAAGCTTGGGCATTGCCCTGAGCCATCGGCATAGCACTTTGAATAATAGCATTGAATAATGAATCTCTACCTACAGTAGAAACACTAAGGCCTCTTCTAGCTAATCCAGAATTAACTGCATCAACAGCAGGTCTAGCCCACATAGGTATCTCACCATCTTCCATGCCACCTAACAATGTTTCCATTTGTGAGGATACTAAAGCTTCTGTAGGTAATGCAGCAATAGCAGCGTTAACTTCTACAGGATTATTATCTAGCTGAGCTTCTACAGTTGCAGGGTCTTCTACAATAGCAGTAGCTATATCAGAAGGTATATTACCAACTTCAGCTACCATAGATGCAGCAGCACCTTTAGCCTCAATACCTTTTACTGCTCTTTGTTGTGCAGCTACATAACCAACTGTTCCTATAATCTGTGCAGCTTGTCCATCTGTAGCAGGTACGCCTGTAATAGCTTCACGTTCTTTTTTTTCTGCGTCAGCTGTTGGAGATACTTGTACTTTAGTTCCTGTTACTTCTGGAGCAAACGCACCTGCAGATAAAACTCCATTAACATCTGTTGCTTTAGCAGCATTCATTATACTATCTTCAACTTGAGCAGCTACTGCACTTCCAGATAATTGTCTTATTTCATCTACTGAAGCTTCAGCATCAGGAGACAGTACGCCTGTTTGAGCATCTACAGCTACTTGAGTTTCTGATACGGTTGTAGTAGGAGCTGTAACAGCTTTTGTAACTTGAGTAGCATCGGCTGTATCTGCTGTTCCTTCTTTTACTTTTTCTATAGCGACATCAGCTTTATCTGCAGCAACTCCTCTTTCAGTATCTCCCATTTGAGGTACATCTTCTTTTGCGATTTCAGTGTCTTTTCTTCCTATTGTAGCAGGTGTTGGAATTTGTGGAGTACCAGAAGGAAGTACTCCCTGTGCTGTTAACTCTGCAGATGTTCCAGTCCTATCAACTCTTTCTTCTCTAGCTGTATCTGTTGCAGTTTGAGTTGTAGTACTTGTTTGGTCTAATGGGTCTTGAAGCTCTGGAGTAAATCCGGGTAAGTCTACCGGGTCTCCTACTGGTCCTTGTTGTGGAGGAGTTGTTGGAGTAGTTGTTGGAGAAGTTGTTGGAGTAGCTACAGGGTTTTCGATTGGGACTGGTTTACCACCACCAACACCGCCTATTGATATTTCTTCATCACCTTTAGGAGGTATTACAGGTTTACTAATAGGTTTACTTATAGGTTGAGCTATAGATCTGTTAGGTTTACTAATTTTATTTAACCTATCATCAGGTTCAGTAAGTTTAGTATTTTTACCACCTTTAGCAAAAGAAACTCTTGGTTTATATTTCTTTAATCTTTTCTTTTGTTGTTTATTTTTTTTACTCATTTAAATACCTTTATATATATATTCTACTTGACTTCGAAGAGTTTGTCAAGCTTTTCTCCAATTTTATCTATCCTATCCATGAGTCTACCCATGTCATCTTTTAATTCGTTCTTTGTTACGTACTCTCTTGCTATCTCTTCACGAGTCTTGTTTAAGAGTATGTCAAGTCTTTTAGACTCTTCTGTGTTTTGTCGTATGCCATAAAGCACCGGAGCTAACACCAAAGTTATAAATATATTCCAAAATAAATAAGGTGTTAGTTCCATAGTACTTAAGCTCCGATTGTTTTAGTAACGCTTGTTGGTGTAATAGTCTCAGCTATTTTTCCATCGAGTGCTGTTTTTAAGCTTGTTACTTCTTCTTCACCTAATCCTGCTTCTACCCATGCTTGAACATCAGCAACTTCTAAATCTGCAAAAGCTGTAAAAGTTCCTAAGTCTGTAGTATCTAAACCACATGTACCATAGACAGATGCTGTTAGGTTGTTACCGTCTGCATCTTGATTTCCATCATCTTCAGCGTTAAGCCTCCAATGAACATTATAAATAACATCAGTTGCAGTAACTGCGTTATCATCCGTTTTTGATGGGTAAGTATCAACTGTTGAAACGTCCCAAGTATATCCAATTGCCATAGTATTTCTCCTTTGTTATTATATTGCTGCAATTATAAATGCTAGTAGTTCACTGTAGCGAACTCCTAACCTAGTTTGTTCGACTCCATCAGAGTCTTCCCAAGTTTGTGATGTGAACATAGCGTAGTTACCTGCGTCTAATCCTTCAGCAGTAAAAGCATCTTGTAAGTCTTGAGCTATTATACCGAAGTGAATTCTAGCTGTTTCATCAGAATCAGAGTTATCGTCTTTTTCTGCTACAGCACTTTTCCATCTAAATTTTCTTATCAAGCCTTTACAAGCTACAGCAACTCTAGTCTCTGCATCTGTAATTGCTTCAATGTCTTGTTTGTCGTTCCTGTCTGAAGTTTGTATAGTTCCGTTGGTAGCGTAGATATCATCGAATCTTGCACCTGAAAAACCAAGGTCTATAGAATTGTCTTGATATGCTCCAGTTCCATTACAAGGTGCAATTCTTGCGGTATTTATGTAATCCCAAAAAGCTAAACCGACTTTACCAGTAGTTGTTCCATTGGCTATATACAACTCATTAGCATTATCTTGCTGTTCTTGTATTCCTATAACTCCGCCTGTAACATTATCTTTTCTTAAGTCTATTAGAACACCATCACTCGTCATTCTATCTAGGAATAAAGGCGTACTTGCGTTTCTGCTTATAGCAATATTGTCAGGCTTAACAGCAACACCTTCGTTACCTGTGTCGCTTGGTGG